CGCCCACGATGTTGATCAGTCCCGCATTACAATTTCATAGGGACTGTTCTTGCCTTCAGGCGTGGTCATGGTTCCCTCAAGGGTACCGGTGATGAATTCCCGGGCCATCAGATCCACCGCCTGGCTGGCACTGAACGAAGCACTGAAAATGGTCACGCGGGCAGGCTTGCCGGTAACCAGGTTCTTGCCATCCATAATGATCTGACGCTTTTTGGTAATTTCAGTGGCACCCAGAATGCGCTGGCCGGTTGATGCCTCAGTGTCAAAGTCGATAGTGACGGCCGCAGCACCGGTAGGATTAAGCGCCCGGATCAAGCCGCTTACAGCCTCCACTTCATAATCGGTACCGCGCACAAGTACGGTGGTGCCGTCTGACTCCAGGGTTACAACCAGGCTGGCAGCGTCCACGTTTGGATAAGGCAGCTTCTGCCAGATACCCTCTTTCAAGGTCACCGGCTCCGCTGTCACGGTCTGCAGGCTCGCGTTGTAATCCTCGGTGGTACCAGCCAGCGCATCGGCCAGCAACAGTGCAGGCAAAGAGTCAAAGGACATCGCCATACGCGGGGCTTCACCCGGCAGGTTCACGGAGTCCAATACCTGCCCGTAAGTGTCGCGCTGGTAACTGGTGCGGTCGATCGCTTCCGGTGATGGCGGCGTCAGCTCCAGCTGCGTTACGTTGATGGGGCCAGCAAAATCCGTTGGCACCTCATTTAAGATCGGGGCCATGTAAACGTTGCCGGCGAAAATCAGGCCAGTGTCTTTGTAGGACATGGTTTATCTCCAGTTCAGGGTGTTGTACGTGAGGGTGATCGGCAGGTAGATCGGAAGGATCTTTGTGCCGAGTTCAACATCGTCGAGCTGAGCCTCGCCGGCTTCGATCTCGACTATCAGGCCATCAAACTTGAGGCTCTCCGGCCTGAAAACGGTTCGGTAGATGTCTTGCAGCAGCTTGTCTTGGTTAGCCCGGCCATCTGGCTGGCGCTCCACATAAGCCACAATTTCTACCGTGCGAATCTGATTGGTGGCGCCTCGGGACTGACTCGTTATCCGATCGCTGATATTCCTGATACCCATGCAAGGCAGCTTGGTGTGCTCATCAAAGTACAGGGCCGGGTCATCATCCATTACCGGCGCCGGCAAGCTGTTGAAGAACCCGTTATCGGGGTTGATGTCGTTCAAGCGGACGATTAACTCATCCACCACCTGTGTGACCTTTGCTTTGTCTGTCATTTCTTCAGCTGCTCGTTGTAACGGTGAATGAACTTGTCACCCAGGCTCTCGCCCACCGCCTTGCGGTACTGGTCATCAGCAGCTGCCTGAAAATGCAGCTTGATGCTGTGGCCAGAGGCCTCCCGGATTCGATCTTCCCCAGCCTTTCTGTAACGGGTCAAAACAGCGCGGCGCCGCCCCCTTGGGTTTACAAACCCCCACACCCGCATTAACTGGCCACCCTTGCGAATCCAAACACTCGCGCGGGTACCAGTGCTGTCTGTGCTCTTAGTGGTGGTTTTCCAGAACTTGAAAGGAATGCGCCTGCTGGTTGGAGCGAGCACGGCAACCGGCTCTTTGTTGGTGGCCCGCTTCAGAGAGATCTGGCCACCGGCCTTGGCTCGTGAGATGCCATCCCGCGCGATCCTCTGGGCCAGCTCCTGTTTGCTCTCCCGGCCCTGATCATTGATAGCCGCCCGGGTTGCCCTGCGTATGGTTTCGGGTTGCCCTTCAAGGCTTTCGACAACAGCATCAAGCCCTGAAAGCTGAACACCTGGCCGACGGCGAGCCATCAGCGAGTCACCATCACAGTGAGCGTAACGCCATCATCACTCCCCTCCACCACGCCATCCACGGTGTAAGTGGTACCGCGCAGAGTGATAGCGTCGCCCCGCCGCCCCCAGGGATACGGCAGCTGCGGCTGAAACAATTCAATCTGGTGCCTGGGCTCACTCATAGGGCCCACATAAACGTTTTCCCGGGTGAGAAAAGCCAGCACGGGCACATCAGTAACCTCACCAGTCCGGCGATAGGTCGCAGCATGTCCGATGATCCGGCGGCCAGAGATTGCCAGCTCACTGCGGCTACGGCCTGGTTCAACGGACTCCACGATGTACCAGTCATCACCACGCTGAATAAGCTGGCCGTGCGCGAGATCGGGGTGGTACCGCGCCTGAATGTAGGTGCTACCCACTGCCCGGATGCCAGTCTGCTCTCCCCTTGCAACCGAGCGCGGCTCCTGGAACCCGGCCCAGAGCTGGCCAATCACAGGCCATTCTGGTTCCGGGTTCTCAGTTCTGGCCCCATAGAGAGTGACGCGATCTTTCAGCTTTCCGGCCTGCATATCACCCCACCCTATGGATCACATAAGGCGCCAACAGAAGCTCAACGCCCATGGGCAGATCAGTCGCAATCGTTCCGATCACGACCGCCTCCCGGTTTTCATAAAAGTGGCCGATGATCAGCAGAGCGGCCGCCCGAACATCTGCCGGCAATTCGGTATAACCAATATCAGCAGTCACCTTCACCGACGCTCGCTGGACTTTGCTTTCCGGCCATTCGTTAACCGGGTAAAGCATCGGGTAAACACCCCGCACGTCCAGGGAAAGATCAGCCGCTGACAGGGTTTGCTCACCCCCCTGCGGGTCCAGATACACCAGCCCCTGAATGGCGCGAACGGGCGTCCATTGCAGTTCAATTCCGGCACCGCCAGCCGGCAGAGCATCGAGCACCATTTCCGCGTTATCCACCTTGTCAAAGGTTTGACCGGTGCGGTTCTCAATGTGCCGGAAGGCAGCGGCAATCAAGGACGTAATCAAACCATCCTCGGCGCCGTGCTCAATCCTGCAGTGGGCTTTCGCCTCTTCAACTGTGATCATTCGGGCAATTCCTCAGCCGGCCGAAGCCGGCATACCGTCAGGCTTTCGGCTCTGGTTCCTGGTCTGCTTTGGTTGCCGGCAACTTGGTGCCCTTAACGGCAACCTTGCCTTTTACCAGGCGCTCCGCTTCCTCAGCGCTGAAGCCCGCAATATCACCCCGGCTATAACGGCTCCAGGGCTTGGTAAAGGTGATCAACACCTTGTCGGTCTTCGGCGCGTCTTCAGCTTTTTTGGTTTGCTCAGCCATGGCTGTTACTCCTGAAATTAAGAAAGTGAGTGGCGGCAGAACGCCGCCACGGGATTACCAGGTAACGCCGGTACCCAGCACCAGCCCCTCCAGGTGGCGGAAGCCGATATCGTGCTCAGCCACCACACGAACCACGGACTGGTTGCGGGAGAACGCAGACACCAAGTTGCCGCCGGCGTCCTTGTAGGTAGCCTCTCGGGAGAAGTCGACCTTCATGTTCTCCTGCTCACCGATCACCACGTCGTTCCAGTCTGCGAAGTAGATTTCAGACTCGTTGGTGCCGGTACCGAGGTTGTTTGGAATGGTGGTGGTGTGCTTGATCGGGTACCCCTTCAACTGGCCTTGCGCCAGTTCCGGATAAACCTTGTTACCGTTGCCGTCGCGCAGGCCGAACAGCTTCATGTAGCTACGCGGAGACAGGGCCCAACCTGGCTGAATCAGCAGGCTGTCGCTGTTCATCAGCTGAAGGATCATGCTGTCGAGGTAGGCATCAATGGTGGCCAGGTCAGCGGTACCAGACCAGGCAACGGTGCGGCCAGCATCGGTGGCGGTAGATTTGAAGCCCTTCGGCGTGTTGCTGGTGCCATCGTCCCGCAAGAACGCTTTATCCTCACGAACCGCCATGGCGTTGATCATGTCGTTCAGGACAATCTGCTCAATGCGGAATCCGGCCCGGCCGATCAGCTGGTTGGACATCGGCACCAGCGTGATCATGGTCTTCGCAGACAGGTTCACATCGTCGGTGCTGCCTTCACTGGCCAGAACATCGTTGCCCTCACCCACGTAGCCGGCAGTGGCACCGGAACTCATGCGAGGCATGGACAGGTTGCCGTTGGGCAGCGGAACGTTACGGGCGCCCAGCTGGCGAACCACGGTGCGGGGCCGCAACAGCTCGATAACCTCATCGTGCATGTTGTCCGGTACCAGGGCGCCACCGGAGCCAGAGCCGGTTTCCATGGCCATGGCTACGTCCATATCACCGATCTCGGTGCGGGCGAACTTCACCGCATCCTGCAGGTTGCCGCCACCGGCCGCGATGGACATCACCATACGGGCGGCGCTGGCGCCCGGGTACTGCTTCAGCTCCGGCTTGGTGTGGATCGCCGGGGCGCGGCCACCAGCACTCGGAGTAACCGGCTGAGCAGAAGCGGCCTGCATACGCTCCACCTCTTCCGCTCGGTTCATCTTTTGGGTGAGCTGATCAAATTCCGCCTTCAGCGAGTCGAACTCTGTCAGCTGCTCTGCGGTGAGTTCACCAGACTCCTGCTCTGCCGCCGCCAGGGCCTGAACCTTCTGGTTCACCTCAGCGCGCTTGCGGCGGAGTTCTTCGATCATGGGCATAGGCATATCGCTTTCCTCATTTTTCCAGGTACAAAAAAGGCGGCCATCTGGCCGCCTGGTTAGCTGCTCCGCCGCGTGGCTAGAGCTGGCATTGGGTATTAAGGGCGTGGGCTTGTGCCGATATCCG